CAGGCGGGGAAGTTCGTGCAGTTGATTTGAGTGTTCCAGCGTTTATTCGTGAGAACGCACAAAGGGGATTGGATTATCTTAAAGAAGGTTTCGGGGGAGATGGTTTAACCGAAGGCACCAAGCGTGAAGCACGCGAGATGGCAGCAGGTCGAGTAAGTGAAAACAAAGTTCGAAAGATGGCACCGTGGTTTGCCCGTCATCAAGTAGATGGACAAGCACCAAAAAATAATGACCCGTCAGATTCACAGTACCCAGGCGCAGGGCTTGTTGCTTGGTTGTTGTGGGGTGGAGATTCCAACTTTTCTGATAGGGCACAAAACTGGGCGCAACGCAAAATTGATGCGCTTGATGCCGAAGCCGATTCAAGGAGCAAAGTGAAAAAAATTGAACGCCGTACTTTTACGGTACAAGATGTTGAAGCACGCCAAGCCGAAGATGGAACAATGCGCTTGCGCGGTTATGCTGCAGTGTTTAATGATGCAAGCGTTCCACTACCATTTAAGGAAACTATCGCCCCTGGCGCTTTCCGTAAGACATTGAGCGAAACACCCGATGTTCGCTTGCTTATTAACCATGAAGGTTTGCCACTAGCTCGTACAAAGAATGGCACATTGACTTTAAGCGAAGATGATCGTGGGCTTTTTATGGATGCCATCATTGCAGATACAACAGAGGGGCGCGACCTTTACAAGTTAGTTGAGCGCGGAGATGTTGACCAAATGAGTTTTGCGTTTCGTGTTATCCGCCAAAAGTGGAGTGAAGATCGCTCAACTCGCACGCTAACTGAAGTTTCACTAGCAGATGGAGATGTTTCAGTGGTTACTTATCCTGCCTACCCAACAACAACAGTTGAAGCCCGTGAAGCACTTAATCACGCAATGGCCGCACTCAAAGAAGGTCGCGCACTAGATGGCGAATCAACTTTGGTTATCAACTCAATTCTTGAGAAGGTTTCAGAATCTTACGATAGCCTTGAAGAAGGCAAAACAATGCTTGAAGTTTTGTTAGGGCTTAACACACTCACCCCAACTGTTGAGGTCGAAGAACCTGAAGTTGAGTTAGAGCCAACAGATATGCCAGCGCGTTCAATTTCCCTGCGCCTAGCCAAAGCAATTATCAATAACACAAAATAAGTTTCTGCTGCACAAGTAGCAGATCGAAGTCGGAGCAAATCCCACACCCTAAAAGCGCCGTGGAGAGCATTGCCACCACCTCAAACAATTACAAACTCATTGGAGAAATAATGTCAAAGTCATATCTTGATGTTGCTCTTGAGCGCCGTGATGCAGTTAAGGCAGAAATGGATGCAGTTCTTGAGGCAGTAGCCGCAGAATCACGCACCGACCTTACTGCAGAGGAAACCGAAAAGGTTGATGCTCTCGTAGAAGAAGCACGCGCACTAGATGCAAAGATCGAAAAGTTCACAACACAGGCAGCAGCAGATGCAAAGGTTGCAGAAATGCGTTCATCAGTTGCAGCAGTTGTTGCACCAAAGGTAGGCGGAGCAATCGTTACACGCGAAGCACGCACATACTCACCTGAAGCTGGCGTTTCATTCGTAAAGGATGTTTTCAACGCACAGGTTCGTGGTGACTACAACGCACAAGAGCGTTTAGCACGCCACACAAAGGAAGAATCAATCGAGCGCCGTGATGTTGATACATCAAACTTCGCTGGATTAGTTGTTCCACAATACTTGGTTGACCTAGCAGCACCTTATGCTCGCGCAGGCCGCCCAACTGCAGACTTTGCAACTGCAAAGCACACACTTCCAGTAGCAGGTATGTCACTAGAGATTTCTCGCATGACAACTGGAACATCAACTGCAGTTCAGGAAACACAGAACACTGCAGTATCAGAAACTGATGCTGACGATACACTGCTCAGTGTGCCAGTGCGCACGATTGCGGGCCAGCAAGACCTATCCCGACAGGCGATTGAAAGAGGAACAGGCATTGACACATTCGTTGTTGCTGACCTAATCCGTTCATGGCACACAACAGTTGATGCTCAGGTTCTCAATGGAACAGGCAACAACGGACAGTTCAAGGGTATCCGTAACTCAGGTGGAAACGCAGTAACATTTACTGCAACAACACCAACAGTTGCACTTCTATATCCAAAGTTGGCTGATGCAATTCAAAAGATTCAGTCAAATGTGTTTGAGACACCAACACACTGGATTATGCACCCACGCCGCCTAGCTTTCTTGCTAGCAGCGACAGATTCAACAGGCCGCCCACTTGTAGTTCCAAATGCACAAGGACCAATGAACGGTTCAGCAGCAGGCGCAGGCGCAGCAGGATACGGCAACTCAGGTTACTCAATGATGGGCTTGCCAATCATTGCTGATGCAAATGTTGGAACAACATACGGAGCAGCAACAAATCAGGATGAAATCTACTGCGTAGCAGCACCTGAAATGCACCTATGGGAGCAGCCAGGTTCACCATTCGCATTATCATTTGATGCAACTGGTGCTTCATCTCTAACAATCAAATCTGTTGTGTACGGCTTCGGTGCGTTCACTGCAGAGCGTTACCCACTAGCAGCCTCAATTATTTCAGGCACTGGTTTGGTAGCACCAACTTTCTAATCGAAAGTTAACAAATTGTAAGAGGCGGGTCTTTCTCCCCCGACTGGCCCGCCTCTTACTTCTTAAATGATTCGGGGGAATCTATGAAATCAGCACACAAAGTTTCAATTGGCAGTTGCGACCCAGGAACAGTTAATGGTGGGTTTGCATTTAGCTTGATTCAGGTTGCTCAGTCACGATCATCGCGACTTGGCCCATTCATTCGCATCAAAGGTTCAGGTTTGCTTTCAAAGCAACGCAATCGTTTGGTAAAACAGTTTTTAGAAACCAAATCTGATTGGTTGCTAATGATGGATTCAGATGAGCAACTTTCGGTTGAAGCATTTGATAAGTTGATTGAAGCTGCACACGACACAGAGCGCCCAGTTGTAGCAGGTTTGGTGTTTGCTAGTTTTGAAACTGGCTATCCATACCCACAACCAGTGCCAACAATTTTTCAAGATGCCCCTGAAGGTTTCTTGCCATTAAATAAATACGATAAAGATTCAGTTTTCCAAGTAGATGCGGCAGGCACTGGATGTTTGCTAATCCACCGCAGCGTTCTTGAGGCAATTCAGGCAGATGCCGACCCACACCAGGGGCAAGATTGGTGCTGGTTTTGGGATGGCCCAATCAATGGCGAATGGATAGGCGAAGATTTACAGTTTTGCCGCAGAGTTCGTTCGCTAGGATTTCCAATTTATGCGCATACTGGCGCGATACTGCCTCACTCAAAGAGTTATTGGCTAGATGATCGGCAGCACGATATATGGAACGCTTAAAAAGAATTTTAAGAATTAAGGTAAAATCAAAGGAAACCGCTACCGCCGTTCCACAACTGGAACGCGCAATGCTTCCCAAAGTAGAAACGAGAATAAAGCGTGGCGATAACTAACGGGTATGTAACCCTGAATGAAGTTAAGGATGCACTGAATCTTGAAGATTCAATAGATAATGCAGCCCTTGAAGTTGCTATTGCAACCGCTTCACGCCAAATTGATGATTATTGTGGCCGTTTCTTTTACAAGGATGGCACCGAATTAGTACCAGCAACCCGTTATTACACCCCAACCGACTATTGGATTTTGCCAGTTGATGATTTTGTGAGCATCAGCGAGATTGCAACTGATGATAATTTTGATCGCTTATATGGCACTGTGTGGACTGTCAGCGATTCAATGTTTGAACCAGTCAACAATCCTTCACGCGGTTGGCCAATGTCTCGCATTTTGGCGGTTGGCTCTTATGTATTCCCATGGAACCTGCCACAATCGGTACGGGTTAAGGGTGTTTTTGGATGGTCAGCGGTGCCATACGAAGTAAAAACCGCAGCAAAAATTCAAGCCTCTCGCCTGTTCCTGCGTAACCAGTCACCATTTGGCATTGCTGGTAATACAGATTTAGGAACAGTGCGTTTGGCTGCAAAGCTAGATGCCGATGTTGAGGCACTACTGCGCCCCCTACGCAAGAACAATGGGTTGGCTAAGTAATGTTGCCAAGTGCCGTTAGAAACGGCTTAAAAGCCAACCTAGAGGCAATTAAAGGGATGCGTGTTTACGAACTAATCCCTACAGTGCCAGTTGCCCCTGCAGCAGTCGTTGGCCAGTTGGACTTCACATTTGATTTGAATAATGCCCGTGGACTTGACCAGGCAAACCTAGATGTTGTTGTTTTGGTGCAGCGCTTTACAGAGCGTTCAGGCCAAAACGAACTTGATAAGTACCTTGCAGGTAGCGGGGATTTCTCAATCAAGGCAGCAATTGAATCTGATCTAACTCTTGGTGGGGCTTGCAGCACTTTGCGAGTTACATCAGCCGAAGCGGGAACTTATACCGCTGGGGATATGGAGTTTCTTTCGTACCGCTACCGTCTCACCGTTTGGGGATAAGGAGAAAAATGAGCTACATAGTCACATCGGATGTATTCACACCGAAGAAAAAGGGTGAGTCAATCACCGAAAAAGAATTGCTTGAACTTGGCCTCAACATTGATGCCTTAGTTGCAGGCGAATATCTAAAAAACACCGCAGCAATCAAACCAGTAGAGGAAGTAAAATAATGCCACGCATAGTATTAACAGATGTGTCAGTTACAGTAAATGCTATTGATCTCAGCCAATTTTTAACTAGCGTTACACTTTCAACAAGTGTAGATGTTGTTGAAACAACAGGAATGGGAAGCGCAGCAGCAAAAACTCGTTTGCCAGGATTGAAAGATAACTCTGTAACGCTAGAATTCAATCAAGATTTTGCAGCAGCAGGGCCTGAAATAACAATCAATGCAGTTGGTTCATCACTTGTTGGAACATCAGTTCCTATTGTAATCAAGCCATCATCAGGTGCAGTCAGTGCAACGAACCCTTCATATTCCTTCACTGCGGTTTGCAGCGAGTGGCAAAATGTTCAGGGTAGCGTTGGTGAGTTAAGTACCATTTCTGCAACTTGGCCAATCTCAGGCGCAATTACAAAAGCCGTTTCATAAATGCCACGCCTTGTTCTCAATAACGCCTATGTGCTATTTGCAAGCAACGATATTTCGGAGTTTGTGACACAGATAGAATTGAAAACAAGCGTGGATACAATTGACACAACCCAAATTGGCGCACAATCAAGAACGCGCCAGGCTGGAGTGTTTGATAATTCTGTGACTTTTCAGTTCAATCAAGATTATGCCGACAATGCCCTTGAAGAACTTGTCAATGGTACTTCAATGGCAAACACGACAGTTGGAACTGCAGTTGCAATGCAGATCAGGCCAGTAAATGCACCAGTAAGTGCGAGCAATCCAAAATACACATTCAATGCAGTTATCACCGAATGGCAATCTGTATCTGGTGAATTAGGAAGCCTTAGCACTGTTCAGGTTTCTTGGCCAATTTCAGGTAATATAACAAAATCAATCACATAAACTAGGGGGAAAAGATGGATGGATTATCAATTAAGTTAAAGACAACTGATGGTGTTGAGGCCTCTTACAAACTAACGCCTCGCATCATTGTTGCATTTGAACAAAACTTTGGTGGTGGTATGCCTAAGTTGCTGGGCGAAGGGCAAAAAGTAGAATATATCTATTGGCTTGCTTGGAAAGCGTTGCAGACAAACGGCCATGTTGTAAAAGTTTTTGGGCCTGAATTCTTAGATACACTTGTTAGCGCCGAATTGGATGCTGATGAATCTTTCGAATCCACCGCAACAGCCTAACTTATACGATTGCAGCCGTTGCGGTTGAAACAGGTATTCCAATCAGTGATTTGCTTGATGCGCCTGAAGGTATGCTTGAAGCAATCACTATCTACATGAAGGAACGAGCTAAAGCCAATGGCTGAAGAAGTAATTGTTCTGTATGGCATTAAAGAAACTCTTGATGCACTTAAAGAGTTTGATAAAGATGCAGTTAAGCGCTTCAACAAGGTTATCAATACCGAATTGGCGGGGGCAGAGCGAGATGCCAAAAACATCATCCAAGATCGCCCACCGATGAGTGGCTGGCGCAGAGCCGATGCTGCCAATGGCCGCACTCGTGGTGGTGCAGGTTGGCCTGGGTGGGATGCTGGTGAGATTAGGTCAAAGATTACAAAGACAAAGGCGCAAGGCAGAGTTCGTGGCAATTACACAACAAGTGCAGGTGCTTTACTTAACAAGTCTGCAGCGGGTGCAATCTTTGAAACTGCAGGTAAGAAAACCAAAGCAGGATTTGGTGGCGGTTCAGGGTCGCAATTCCTGCGAACTTTAGGCAACAGATTTGGTAAAGCCTCGCGTGTAGTATGGCGCGTTGTTGATAAAGATAGAGCAAGAATTGAAGAAAATGTAGCCCGTGCGCTTGAAGAAGCAAAAGCCGATCTACAGAAACACCTACAGGGAGAGCGAGCTAAATAAATGGCAGTTGGCGCAGTTGTAGCCCGCATCCTCACCCAGTATTCTGATAAAGGTTCAAAGGCTGCTACAAAAGACATAAACAAATTGGGCAAGAGTTTTGACAAGTTTGCCAAGAAATCTGCAAAAGCCTTTGGAGTAGCAGCGTTAGCAGCAGCAGCATTTGCAGTAAAGATTGGCAAGGATGCAGTTGAAGCTGCAATGGCAGATCAAAAATCACAGGCACTTCTTGCTAACTCTTTGCGCAATACTGTTGGTGCAACCGATGGTGCAATTGAGGGCGTAGAAAAACACATCACTGCGCTTCAAAAGCAATTTTCAGTTGTGGATGATGAACTTCGCCCTGCATTTGGTCGTTTGGCTGCCGCGTTTGGTTCAACTACTGCAGCACAAGAAGCAATGCAAATTGCATTAGATGTAAGCGCCTTTGCTGGCGTTGATCTTGCTACTGCAACAGAGGCGATAATTAAAGCAAGTCAGGGTCAATACAGAGCGCTTAACAAACTTGTGCCAGGTATCGGTGCTGCAACAATTGCAACAAAAGATTTTGGCAAAATCACCGATAAGGTTACAAAGATTGTAGGCGGTGCCGCTGCCACTCGCGCAGGCACCCTTGAAGGCAAGATGAACGGCCTTAAAATTGCATTTGGCGAAGCCATGGAAACTTTGGGTTATGCGCTTTTGCCAGTGCTTGAAAAGTTTGCCACGATGCTTACAACACAAATACTTCCAAAAGTTGAAGATTTTATTGCACTCAATAAGGACAAGTTAGCGGCAGGATTTGCTTTTGCTGCTGAGATGGCACTCAAATTGCTTAACACTGCAGTTGCATTTTCTAACTGGTGCGCAAACAATATGGGCCTTGTAAAAGGTATGGCAATATTGATTGCTGGAATGTTTGCAGTAGGTCGGCTTGCTGCCTTTGTAACTGCAATACAGGCAATCACTGCCGCAATGGTAGTTTTACGAACCACTGCAATTGGTGCTGCGATTGCAGTTGCACTTACAACAGGTGGTTCAAATCTTGCACTGGGAGCAGCCGCAATTGCAGCATACTCAGGATATTTATATTTTGGTCAAGATGACCCAGCCAAAAAGGGTAAAAAGGGCGTTAGCCCACGCGGTAATTCAAACAATCGTGATTTTATTACT